TCATTCAGTCTCGGAAAGTGAGTCAGGCGGAGCCGGCATCGACAATCGGACATCGATCCAACTGTTGAGCGGGACATCCAGTGGGGCGCCCTTCCCGAGCACCATTTCGCCGTCGTCACTGAGTGTCCAGCGCTGTTTGAAGAGCCGGATGGTGACCGTCCCATCCTCAGCCTGTTCGCTGTCAGTGATACCGAGTGGGCGACCGCCGTCGGGAGACGCAGGGTCGATCACGCGCCAGCCCTCTTTCGCTAGCCCCAGGCTACCAGAGACCTTGTAGACGCCAACGGCGAGCCGTTGAACAGTAACGCCGCGGGCCTCTGCGTTGGCTACACCCCAAGCCCCCGCAGGCTCGAAGTCCAGTTCGTTGAGGTCCGGTCTCAAGCTCCCATCAACGTTGGCGATACGCACGACCGGCGATGCAGCACGAAGCGTCCCGTCGGTTGCTCTCGTCGTGTTTATAGTCGTGTAGAACTCGAAAATAGGGGCAGACGAGAATTTCCCGCACCGACCTTTGACCGTAGATGCCGGCACCTGGCCGAAAAACATCTGCGCTCCTCGCAAGTCGGATCCGTCGTAGCCGATCGTCAACACAGATCCGTTGCTAATGCCAGTTGCCACGGAGTCAACAGTTGTCGAATCGAATATCTCGACGCTTGTCGCATAACGATGAATCGATGGTGCTCGGTCAGGACGCTCAGAACCAATCCCGAATGCGCCGACCGGCATGGCGTTTCCAAGCATTGTACCGATATCGGCCTGGGCGGCGCTGCGCAACTCGAGCGAGTTCCTCGCCTGGGCCGGCGTCGGTGCCGTTGCCCACGGCTGAATGCCGGCCAGCGTCCCTCCCCACTGGTTCGCTATCAGGTTGAATCGATCGCTCAGCTCCTTGTCGTAACCCAGGATTGGCGCAACCGCATAGGGCTGGCCGCTAGCCGTGCTGCCCCGGTAGTTGGGCTTTATCGACATGACCGTCGAACTGGCGACGTTGCTCACTTCGTAGAGGCGCCCGTCAGGGGCAATAAAGGCGTCGCCTACCCGGACATTCGAAGAAAACTGAGTTCCGGTGCCGGTGACGGTCGGGCTATTTTCTGTCACCGCGACGGTGCCGGTTGAATACCATGCCATTTAAGCCTCCTTCAAATTACGCGACAACAATGAGTGGCCAGTTGAACTTAAATCCGATCTCATCCGGAACTAACGAGGAGACGAAAATCATGGCCCGGGAATTGTACAGGAACCCTATACGAGGGGGTTCCAGAGTATAGATATGCTTTAGATTAAAATGACTCACCAGAAAATAGGTGGACAACCCATATGGATATGGAAGTGCCCATGTTTGCATGTGCATACCTCCGGGCCAATTAGGGTTATGGGCGTATAACTCCCACTCCTGCGCCCCTCCAACAAACCGCACAATCTCGCGATTACTGTCGAACATGACACGCGACTGAGCATCGAATACATGCATGCCCCACCCTCCTATACGGGGTAGCATGACTGCTGCGGCCTTCCACTTTCCTCCATATACCGGCGGGTCGGTATCTTGGAAACTAGACTGGTAAAACGCAAATCCAGACCAAGCCCCAGCCCCTCCCAGATGTCGAAATCTATAAATCTGGTGAGGCCCATTAGGACAGAAGTATACATATGGCTCGTAGGGCGAATTAATTGGCGCCGAGTAGTTTACAACAATTTCCACCGCTCCTTGAACGCCATACACCCCACCTTCAACAATATGCATGCAGGGGTTTGAGTCATCGATAATTGTTTGCCCATTGTTCCCTCGAACAAGGATACCGTAGCTCATGAGAACATTACCGCATGCAGGACATAGGTAACATTTGGAGATCCGTCTCGCAAAAACGTAATTACATTTCCAGATATTCTATAGGAAGGGACGTTTCCAAATGGGTAGCCGCTTGAGATTAAGAAAACTACACCACGAGCGGGATCAAAGCCGGGAATACTCACTGCCATTCCTCCTGTGATCGCTCCAATCGATTGTCGATATACAGTCCGCGCCGACTGGCCGGTGAGGTCCATCACGATCCCTCCGGCTGCGTTTCGAATTCGGATGCCATAGCTCATGCGTCGAGATTCCCGATCTGTACCCGTAACACCAGGTTCGCGTCGTAGACTTTAACGGCCTCCGCTGTCTGCCTCATGAAGCCTCCGGACGTTGCGCTGTTCATCGTCAAACTCCCTGCTTTATCAAGCTTCCACAGCGGCTCGCCGTTGGCACCGAGTGCGGTCGACTGAATCACGTTGCCGATCTTCGCGTTCGTAATCGAACCGTCCTGAATCATCGCGTTGTTGATGAACATCTGGCCTCCGACGATCGAGACCGGCGCCACGGTCTGCCCGCTGGAACTGTTGAACCAGAGGAACCGATCAGCCTGGAACGCCATGGTCGTCACGCTCGTACCGCTGTCGAACCCAAGCTGGAACCCGGTGGCGTACTGCTGCCCATTGGCATGGGCCTGGAGCTTCACGCTGTACATCGCCTTCACGCCCTGATCCAGTGACGCTACAACGCTCTGCGTGGTCTGAATCGCGGCCCCGTTGGCGCTCGTTTGCGCCTGGACGGTCTCTACACGCTTCGCCTGCGCCTCGATCTCATTCGCGCGCACGATGACCTCGGTGGCTGCTCGAGCAATGGTGTCCCACCCCTTCAGTGCATCCGCTTTCTCTCCGGTAGCCGGCTCCCGGCGCGCGGCTGCTTGCAGCACGTCCAGGCTGGAGGCACTGGACTGAACAACACCGTCGAGCTCTTCAATCGCGGCCGCATTCTCAGTCACGCGTAACGCAAGGGCATCGACCGATTCGACGAGCTCGCCCACATCAGCCCAGTAAACGGGGTTCGGCGGCGGATTGCCCGCGGGAACGTCCTGGAGGGCTTGATAGAACCTGCCGTTCAATCGAACGATCTGGCCCTTCTGGTATACCGTGCCGGCGTCGTAGTACTGCTCCATCAACTGGTCGACGTTACCGCCGATTTGCTCGATGTTTTCGAAGAACTGCTCGCCGAGGGCGGACTCGACGTACTCCTTGGTGATCAGTTCGTTGTACTCGCTCGCATCCGTCGAGCTTATACCGTCGACCCAGGCCGACCAGGGGCCGACGTTGCCGGTCCGGTCGATCAGCCGCCCGCGGAAGGCCAGGCGAGCGCCGGCCGCCAGCGAGGTCAGCGTATGGGTGTCGGTCGGGTACGCGAACAAGCCCAGGGCAGTTGCGTTCTGTTCGCTGCCGCCCGGGGTAACCGACTGTTGGATCTCGGTGTAGGCGGTGTCCGCCGCACCACTGGCCGGGAATCCCCACTCCAGGCCGATCTTCCACGGCCCGCTGGTGGTGCGCAGGAACGCCAGCGCCGGCGGCGCGCCGGTCTTGCCGGTGATGTTGGTCAACACCGAGTTCGCCGGGATCGACGACACGTTCATGGAGTTCACAGCCCGCACGCGAGCAAGGTACTGGCCGGTGTATACCCCACGTACTTCCACCATCAGCTCCCCCGTACGCGGAACCCTGACCCACTCGCGCGAGCCCCAGCGCCACTCTACGTCGTACGCTACCGCGTCCGGTGCCGCGTCCCAGGCGATGGTCATGATCGTGACCGCCAGGCCTTGCTCGACCGCGATGTGCTGCGAGATCAATACGCGTGCAGGTGGATCCTGCACCCCGGACGGGAGGACGCTGATCGGCCGAGAATCGATGATCGCCCCGTGATCGATCGCATCAAACTTGCCGGGCTCGTGCTGGATAACCTCAAGCTGGAATTGCTCCCAACTTGGTCTGGTCACGTTCTTGACGTAGAACTGCATCAGGGCCAGGTCGTCGTAGTCGATCGCCCAACCGCTCTCGGGGGAAGGCTCTTCACTGAAGTCGGCCACCACCGTTATGACGCGTCCGTCATGACCTTGAATCGCCCTGGCTTCCGAGCGCCCACTGGGCAGGTTGACTCGCAGCCGCGCGCCGACCGGGATATCCACATCTCGGTCTACGGTGATTTCTCGTCCAGATACCGCCGAGATCCTGCCGCCATTCGCACGACCAGCAAGCATGGGGTCTGCCAGAGCGACCACCTGTCCAGGGCGTGGGATGAATCCATCCAGGCCAACCTTCCAGACGGCGCCACGCGTCTGCAACTGCTCAGTCATCAGCGCCCACTGCCCCGCCCGCTGCGCCTGACCCTGACTGGTGCAGCCAAGAGCCCCGACCGAGACCTCTCTGACGATCCCGCCAAGATCGATAATCGCATCCTCGTCGAAGACCGGCTCCTTGTCTGTCTCGAACGCATTGGCCGGGTTGTCCCAAGAGACCATCGCCAGCGAATGGCGGTCTCGCGTCCGCGTCCCCGAATACGCAACCACGCCATCGTTCAGAATCTGCGAAGTGGAGTAGGTGTAAACCGGGTCCTGAGGCATGTCGGCGTTGACAGTGATCTGGCTACCATCCCAGAACGCCAACCCATGAAAGATTGCGGCGAGGTCCTGAAGAACGGCATACGCCTCCTCTTGCTTCTGAAGATAGAGGTTGCAAGTGAACCGAGGCTCTTGACCGCCTTTCCCGTCTGGCACCAACTGGTCGCAGTACTGCGCAATGCGATAGAGGGCCCAACGGTTGACCATGCTCTGGTCGATGCGCTCACCCAGACCGTAATAGGGGTTCAACACCAGGTCATAGAAGACCCAGGCCGGATTGTTGGAATAAGCCTCCTTGAAGGTGCCGTCCCAAACGCCATTCGTGGTACCGGGGCCGCCGGTAAAATAGGTCCGAGTCTCAGGGTCATAGTTCATCGGAACCCGCACGATCCGCCCGCGCATGAGCGCAGAGAACTTCGGAAAGTCGCCCCCGAACTGCTGGGCGTCATACTCCACGCAGCCAACGGCGGTGAGCGGAAACTCCTGGTTGCTGTCGACAACTTCAGCTATCGCAGTCAGCACCATGGTGTCCTGGACCAGAGAGCTGTTCGCCTCCGGCGTGATCCGCCGCACGCGAACCGCCCAGTGCCCTCCTGCCGGCAGGTTGATCCGATGAGAACGGTAGTAAGTCGTAACGTTCTTCCGGTCGACAAACGTGCTGAGTACGGTCTGGTAAGGAGCGCCATCCGTGGCGACATCGATCGCGTACTCAATGCGCACCCCATTGATATTCCCGGACGAGTCCTGCGCCTGCAGGTTGGGCCAGGACAGGCGCACGCGTACCGCATCCGCCGTGGCGTTCGCGACGGTGTAGATGTAGGGCTGCGTGCTGAGCAAGGTCTGGCCCACCGCAATCTCGTTGCTGGACTCCGCTACACCTTCCAGTCGCTCCTGATTTAACTCGCCCGGTCGAAACTGCCACTTCACATCGGGGTAGTTCAGCGTGCCGTCTTCTGCCTGGATCGGAGTACCGTCAAGCTTGATCGACTTGAGTCCATTGACTGGGCCAACAATCGGCCCCCAACTCAGGAGATACACGATCCGAGCAGTGGACAGGGATGCGACGCCGTTCTGGGCGATGTGCGGCTGCTTCGGCTTGGAACTGCCCCCCTTGCTTCCACGCAAAGGCTGATGGCGCTTTTTGGTCACAACAGACATTTTCGATCTCCAGAAACAAGAAACCCCGCCGAAGCGGGGTCTGGCAGCAGTCGTGCTAGAGCTGGTCTTCCGTGTAAACCCCGCCCGACTCGACGGCGCCGCCGATCTCTCGCTCGCCGTAAAGCACTGGGTATGGGTTGCCCTGAGCAATAGTGGTCATGGCGCCACCGAATCCGTAGCTCGGGTTATTCCCATCCTCGTTCTTCGCGGCGGAAGCCTGAGTTGAAGGGGCCAGCATCTGGGCAACGCCACCAAGCGCCAGGCCAGCGCCGCCAGCCATCATTGCAACGCCTATTGCCGAGGTGGTGCCGAACGTGAAATAGCCCGCAACGACCAACGCCGCTCCCAGGACCGTCTGAAAAATTCCGGAACTCTTGCTGCCTTGGATGACTGGCACGATGCGGATGACCGACTCGCCGGCTCCGGCCAGGTCAAGCTCCTCTTCGCGAAGATTTCGCCTCCCTACGAAAACCGCGAACCGCATCCCGCGCTCTTCTGCGGTTCGCATGTATTTCTCGAAACCATCTACCATGCTGGCCAGGGCAATGGTGGCCTCTCGCGGACCTGACACATCGAGCACATATTCACGGCCAAATTCACGGCGCAACGCGCCATACAGTCGGACGGTCTTCATTGGGGGAAGTCCTTGTGGCGAAGGATCAGCCGGACCCTGTTGGCCATGGACCAGCCGTAGATTTCGCGTGCGGCCGCGCGACCCGCCATGTGGTGATAGATGAACGGACCCGAGCCGCCCAGCGCTGGAGCCTCTTCACTTCGCAAGCAAGGATCGGCACCGAGATAGATCGCGGCATGGTTCGGGTGATAACAAGGCCTCCCTGGAGTGGGCACCTGAAACACCAGCATGTCGCCGCGTCGCAGGTCTTCAACGCGATAGAAACCCGCACTCTCGTAATTGTCCTCGTACAGGCTCGATCCGTCCTTGACCTCCCACCAAAGGTCCTTGCGCTCGAAGTTCGGCAGCGTCAACCCAGCTTCTCGCTCGTACCAATCCCGGCAGGCGCCCCAACAGTCGAGCAAGCCGTGGGAAAACTCTCGGCCAAGCAACGGGGCACGATAACCTGATGGTTTGAACCAGGTCATTTCCCCACCCGGCAGCCCGATGATTCCCCACGGCAATCCGTGAAGCTCACAACTGACCCGGTCGGCCATGCTCGGGATCGGAGCCTTGTCAGGATGGCTATGGATGACGGCAATTACTTCGCCGCGGTCCTCTGCTGCTGCGTAGTCCCGGTGATCCATGACGAAGTTTTCGCGATCACTGACCGCCAGGTTGCCACAAGGCGCGTATTCTCGGCCGCTATCGGTCTTGAGCAATACGCCACACGCCTCGCTCGGGTAGACGCTTTCGGCGTGCGCCAGGATCTGACACTGGAGCTTTTGACTGATGCGCATGCTTACCTCGACGAAACGATCAAACTTGCCCCCAAGGAACCGCCGAAGCGGTTGGTGTTGCCGCGCAGCTTGCAACTGCTCCAGCGGCCGCCACACCGATCGAGAGCCGGGTTATCGGTAGGCTCATCCTTCTTCGTGAAGAGGGCAGCGCCGGTATAGGCGCAAGCCTCTCCTCGATACTGACCTCGGCACGCCCACCGGCAAAGCTTGGTGATCTGCTGGGCCGGTAGCATCTGCCCCTCCATGTCGATAGGGCTGCTGAGCGCGAAGGTGACCTGCTCCCGGGTTTCCTCGGTCTTCTGCTCAATGAACCAGATCCCCACCCGAGCCTCGTCGGCTGCATCGGGGTTGCCATCAGGGAAGTTTGCGGCATCCAGATAGTGCCGCCACGTCTCGATCACCCGCACCCTGGCGCCACAGAGGTCTCGCAACTGAAGGCAGATGGCCGATATCGCTCCTCGTATGCCGGCGAGCTCGTTTGCCAGTTGGAGGGTCGGCGACGCGGGTCGACCATCGCCGCGGATATCAAAGCCTTTTGCGGTGATTTGAATCGGCTCGTACACATTTCCCTGCCAGATGATCTCCCCTTCCTGGGCGTGGCCATGGAATCGCCAGAGATTTCCGCCAAGGCGCGTCGCATCCACCTCAAACAGCCGGATCAGGTTCCCCGGCTCAAGCTTCTGCACATCAGCATTGAAGGCCATGCGTTCTCCAGATATGAAAAAGCCCGCGCGAGGCGGGCTGGAAGGTTGTACAGCGTGGATGAAATGCCAGTGGCAGCATGTTTGCTCTGGCGGTAGCTTCCCGTGCTTGGATGAGACCAGGGGCCGAGGAGGCAAGCGGAATGGAAGACCCAAGAACCACAAACTATAGATACGACGCGGGCCCAAACTCTGCCATGCGGGCAGAAATCGGGCAGATCGTGGTCAATCACAGCCTGTGCGATGAACCGCTCATGCGGATATTCGGTTTTCTAAGCGGACTAAGAGCGGATACCCAGTCGGTCGTCGTAGAATCATTAAGGCTCCGCTCGACCTCATTAGCAGCAACGGTCACAAAGCTTCTCGAAACATCGCCGTTACCGATCGACATACCGGAAAGGCTGAATGTCGCTCTGTCCACATTCAAGAAGATGACGGCGCAGAGAAACAAGATCGTCCATTGGGCCTGGGGGTTATCACCAGAGGGCAAGGACGAGGCCCCTATCTACCATCCAACAAAGAGGAACAGTGACGGAACGCCCTACTCAGAAACGCTAACGTTGCTTGAACTTAGAAAAATCGCGCTCGACTTAATGCAGGTTTACTACCTGCTCGGCATTATTGCTGGGCTGTTGGAATGCGGTATTCCAGATGAAATTAAATCGGCATCGCTATCCAAGTTCGACAAGCTCATTGAGAAGGTGCGCTCGTCAATTTTGGAATATCCAGAGGCCGAGGCTGAAGAACTGCCATTATCCTGAACACATCCTCTAGCAGGAAAATGTCGACATCCCGATCCCATAACCCGAGCACATAATCCATCGCGGCTTTGACCATTAACTCAGTCACGACTACCTGCTTTAGCTCCTCAATGGGCCGACCTGTGCTCATTGAGAGCTCCCTCATGTTGGACTCACAAGCAAAAGTGCTCATTCAACTCGCTCCGAGATTTATGCTTTGTCTTGAATTTATCAGAGGCACCCTGACTCGACAGAAGATTCTTGCAGCCAACAAAGACACATCGCCCGAAAAGCTTCACTGGCATGCAGGCAGCAAGGTGTAGGAGATAACTTCGTGCTAGAGATTTTCCAAAAGGTATTTCCGGACGGAGTGATACCAAGCACTTACACTCTTGATATCCCAAATATCAACCGCGAATAACAGCTTTGGTCACGGCGCTATCTTTTACGAACTGCGCCGAAATCACGATTTGACCGTCAGAGCGTAAAAGCCAAGCTGGATTTCCTTTCGAGTCTACAGCTTGGCTTTTAATAGCCTGACCTTTGGTGGTAGTTTGGGTGTTCATTCCTCTCTCCCGCGGCATAGCCGCTCATGGTTGGTTGTTACGGGTAGAAGACCTGAACGAACGTGAAGCTCAGTTCGTACAGACCTCCCCCCAACGGCCTCAGTTTGTATCCATTGCACCGGTATCGACCCTGTACGCCGCCAGGGGGCGTCCATAGGAACGACTTGTACCCCTCGTGCCGGTCCAGAAAGGCGCGGGCGCCCAGGAGATCATCACCAGCCTCCAGGCGCCCGATGATCGTCATTCCATCCCAGGTCTCGGATCTGGTGTTGATCCCCGTTCCGCCGGACTGAACGTATCCATCCCCGAAGTCGTTCTGCCAGGTGCGTTGAGCAGTCTCGCCGGTAGCTCCAAGGCGCGTACAGTAAGAAAAGGTCTCAGCCACTTATCGTCTCCAAAGCAGACCGTTCTGCCCCATCTCTTCCCGAATGACGCTCCGGACCTCCTCCCGCAAGGCCAGCCCGGCAGCCTCTCCCTGCATTCGAGCTTCCTCTTGGCTCATGCCCGGCTGGGCATTAACCGTGACCGGAGCATTGATAGTAATCGACGGCGCCTGACCAGCCCCAGCGCTCGCGCCGCCCGCCCTGCTGAGGAAATCAGTCAGGTCCCTGTTTTGGTTGGGGCTGAGCACCCGCTCACCTGCATCAAGCAGCCAGGTACTCTCCTTCGGGATGTTGTCGATACCGCCGTGCGCGATTCCCGCGAAGGCCGCCGAAGAAACTCCAGCAACCATTGGCGCGGTAGCTGCGGCGGCAGCCGCAGCAGCACCAGCAGCCAGGCCGGGGCCAACAATCGGGATGGCAGCCGTCGAGGCAAACGCTGCTAGCTGTGCCTGGAACGCCGTTGCCTGAGCATTGGCGACCAGCCCGATTGCCGCAGTCGATTGAGCCGTCTTCCCTACGACCAACTGCACCGCCTGGTAGACAAGCCACTGGGCGGCCATGTCAGCCAGGGCCTTGATGACCGATTTAGCCAGGTCCGCAGCCATGTCACCGAACGCATCTCCGAGGCTCTTGGTCCGCGTGACGATATCGGTGATTGCATCGCCCAAGCCGCTGGTAGCATCGCCAAGGGCGCCAGACACGAAGTCAGAGGCCTGCTTCGAGTAATTCTGCGCATCCTCCACGTAGGTTTCCCATGCGGAGCGGGCTCCGGACACCCAGTCCCCCTGGGCCTCAAGTCGAGCATCGTAGTTTGCCTGCAACTGCTCCAGCATTTGCTCATGGTGCTTCTGTTGAGCCTGGAGCTCTTGCTGGTACTCGTCGTCGCTCATCCCGACCGATCTGTCTGCGTAGCGGTCGGCAAGATCCCTGCGGGCCTTGGCGTAACGGTCATTCTCCTCGTTCAGCTTGTCGAACAGCCCCCTCTGGCTATCGCTCATCCCCATCCCGAGGATTTCGCGTTGCCCTTCGAGCTTGAGATTGCCCAAGCTCTCGTCCATCGCGGACTTGATCTCTCTGAGCCGCTTCACGAACGGATTAGCCGCGTCCACTGCGGAGTTGAACGACTTGGCCGCCCACTCGATTCCCTTCGCATACTCCTGGCTCGTGATCTTTCCCCTGTCCTTCAGGGTGTTGAGGGCCTCGATGTTCTTCCTGTACTCGTCCGTCGCAGTCGCGGTAGGGTCGATCTCCTTCTTGAGGTCCCGATACCGCTCCTCAGCCTGCTTCAGCCCCTTCGCAGAGTCCTTCAACAGGTCCTTCTGGGACTTGGTCGAGGCATTCGCCTTGTCCACGGCTGCGGCATAGGCCAGGGCGCGCTTTTCATCGTCAGGACTTAGCTTCAGGATTCCAGCGTTGATCTGGGCGCGGAGCTTCTCTACCTCGGTCAGCTTGCCGGCGACAACGCTCTGTTTCTGCAAATTATCCAGATAGCTCGCGCCAGCCTTATCCGAAGCGAACCTTGCACCGTCCAGTTCTCGCTGTGTCTTCTGGATGGCAAGGCGCAAGGACTCTGCTTTCTCCTTTGCCTCGTCCAGCGAAGGACCAAACGGAATGTCGGTATTGTCGTCAACGCCCTTCTGGAACCGCTCCTGAAGCGCCTCGGCATCCTTCAATTGATCCTGAAGGCCCGCCAACTGCTGCTTCAACTGGTCATAGCTGAGCCCGGAAAGATCCTCCGGAATCATCGTCCGAGCGGCCTGACGGATGCGGGTGGAGGCGTCTTCGAAAGCATTGGCCGCACGGCCAGCGTTGCTCTCGGCCTTGTCCCCGAAGTCGACGAAGGACAGGGCTACAGCGCCGATAGACAGAATGAGACCCGGCCACCCGGCAGCCATTCGGAGAATACCCGCGCCCGCCGCTCTTAGGGCATTCAGCCCAATGGTCAGTGAGGTGCTTGCGGCATACCAACGACCCAATGCCGCTGTGGAGGCAGCCTGAGCAGTCGCAAGCTGAGCATTGGCAACCGCGACACCCTCAGTCGCAGCCGCCCACCTTGCCATGGCTGCGGTCGCAGCCTCGGAAGACGCAACCGTGGTGGCTGCGAGTTGCTGCTCAGCAACCTGTAGCTGCTTGGTTATTGCAACCTCACTGAGCCTAAGTTCAACCATCCTGGCGACTGATTGCTGCCGTCCAATTTCGGTAATTTGGGCTCTTAGTCGCTGAACCTCAAGTTCCTTTTCGGCAGCGATTGCAGCCTGCACCGACTGAAGTCGAGCAATTTCCGAAGCCTGCCGCTGGCGATCAGCCGCAACTTGCGCTTCAGCGGAAACAACAGCCTGTCTAGCGCGAGCCGCTTCCGCGACAGCGGAAGTTCGAATAGCCTGGGCTCGAACAAGCTCACTTTGAGCGGACTGGGACGCCGCAAGGTTCTGTTCTCTGGTTGCCTTTACGTTAGCAGCCAAAGATACCAGCCACGTTCCAGAAACTGCAGCAACTCTCGCTATTGCTAGATATAAACCCGTATTGAGTATCTGAACGAAAGTTTGCACTCCCGTAGAGTCAAGCGACTTCGACAGGGAAACCATGGCTTCCGTAAAAGCCTTGGACACCCCGAGAGTGCTATCCAGGCTGCCGATCGCCCTGGTCGCGCTGTTCTCCAGAACTTGAAACGCGCCAGCGATGGTAGTCTGGGCGCGCGCAAACTGGTCATCAATAGCTCGGGTTTGAGACAGAATCGCCTCGAAGACCTGCTTGGAGGTCAGCTTGCCCTGTTCGCCAAGCTTCCGGAGGTCTCCAACCGCAACCCCGAGACCGTTTGCGACGGCCTGGGCCAAGCCCGGAGCCTGCTCGAGTACCGAGTTCAGCTCCTGACCTCGGAGCACTCCCGAGGCGAAGGCCTGGCCGAGTTGCACCAGCGCACCTTCCGCGGCGGCAGCGGAAACACCACTGGCCGACATAGCCTTGCTGATGTTCTGGGTAACCTGGACAACTTGCTGTTGATTTACGCCGAGCTCACCAGTCGAAGCAGCAATCCTCTGGTACAGTTCCGCAGTACCCTCCAAGGACGACTGCGCGTTCTGAGCGACGGAATACACTGCCTCCATCGATTGACTGAACTGAGCCTGACTTTCGCTGACCTGCTTGATGCGGTTCTCAATAGAGACCCAGGCTTGCGAATACCCAACAAGTTCTCGGGCGCTCAGATAAGCAGTTGCCGCAACGCCAATAGACTTGATTGCGCTAACTGCTGTAGAGCTCGCCCGCTGCGTGCTTTGCTCGATCCGCCCCATACTGCGCGCAGTGTCTTGGGCGGCTCGACTCATGTTCTGCTGGAATCCCCCAATGCGCGCAATGAGGTCGAGCGTCAGCACACCAAGGGAGCGAGAGGCCATTTAGCTTTTCTCCGGACAATAAAAAACCGCCCGAAGGCGGCTTGCATAGGGATTTTCTACTTCTTCAGATAATCATCCCCATTGAATATGATTTTCGGCCAATTTTAGTTTGGCCGATGCCAGTACAGACATGCCCATATCTCATATCTCAGACCGACAATGTCGGCATAGCTTAGCCTCCTCTCTGACGGCTTCCGCGCAATATGGGCATTTCTTAAAACCATTCGATATACCGACATCCACTGCAGCCTGACGAGACGAGCGTTCAGATGCTTGCTTATCTTCCCCTAGAATAAATATAAGAGGTATGGCGATTATCGGAGCGAAGAAACCAAAGACAAACCATAGGGCTATACTTCTTCTGCGAGATGCTGCCAGATACGCAGAGATTGACGCCAACCAAACCCCGAAAAACAAAATATAAACCCAATTATTATAAACTTCCTCAAACATATCTTACCTGCCGATTAAATCAGAAACTAAAACAGCTTACCGACCAAATCTTGCAGGGGATGGAGAGGAACCTGCCATGCTATACCCTGTAACCTTTCCATCTGGACCAAGAATTACCGAAAGCCCCTGGGTTTCGGTGCCAGCCCCCATAAACCCAACATAGGCATACCCCCAGGTAAGTACACGGCTCCCATCTGAATTGTATTGTTCCGCCATGGGCTTGCCAAAAATCGAAATCAACTGATCCTGAGTTGTTTGTCCCTGCACAATTCTATCCACCTGCTCCTGCGTAATCTCTTTTCCACTAGAGGCGCATCCACTTAAAACAGCAGTTAGAACTATTGAAGCAACCAATATCTTACGCATTAACAACCCTCCCGGTGGTGATCGCTCGGAATCTAGCACGGAGCCAGCATCCTGGCCAACCGGAGCGCCAGCACAGGAACCCAGCATCCTTGCCAGGTCAAACCCATGCGGCCATGGCTTGCTCGAGCGAGATACCCACCGGCTCTACCGGCCCCCGAACATGGGGACGGAAGTCGTCGGGTTCGCACTTCACACCCCCTACCTTGGCCTGAATCGCGGCTAACTGAGCCAGCACCCACTCCAGGCGATAGCTCCCGTTGAGGGAGCCACGCTTTTTCAGGTAGGCAACCCACGCCCTGTACTCATCGTAGTCGATGCGCTCCTTCGCCTCGCGAATGGTGCAACCGCCGATGCCGTTCAGCACGAGTTCATGCCAAACCTCATCGGCGGGCGTCAGTTTTTTTCGTCACCCGGCGCAGTGCCATTGACCTCCGCGACAGCCTGCAAGAGCAGGAAGCCCAGCGCAGGGTCGAGGTTGAACGCAGTTTCGTAGGGAATCTCCTCTTCACCACCCTCACCCAGTCTTACGCTCTCGGCCAGGTAGCGCGCATTCTGGCTCTTCTTGTCGTCGTCTTGGGCGAACAGGCGTTCCATGGCACCGAAACTGCTGCGCTTGATGAACACGTCGAAGGTGTCCGTGACCGCCTTTTTCTTGCCCGGCGGAGTGTGCGTCCAGGTGATGCTTTTCTTCACCAGTCCATCGCCCAGGACCGCGCCAGCGGCCACCAGATCGGCTAGTTTCATGTCTGCTCCTTACGCGGTTTTCGGAATCCACTGCCCTTTGCCGGAGCGCTGGATCGTGGCCTGAGTGGCGACCAAGGTGTTGGCTGCGAAGTCGAACGGGAAATCGCTGACATAACCCTCGAAGGTGAACCAAGTTCGGCTCGGGGGAAGCACGAAGGCATCCCCTTCGGTGTTGAGAGTGGGGGCTACGTCGACACCATCGGACCAGCCAATGGCGAACTGGATCATGGTATCGCTGTCATCTTCGGACAGTTGGTAGAGGCGCAAATGGCTTGCATTGCGCGGATCGGCATTCAGGCCAACGGTAGCCTGGCCAGGAGTGCGCATCCCTTTCTTGTACTTGCGCGAGGTTTCGCTCAAGCACGGGTCCTCGATCTGGTCCGCCGGGTTTCCGCCGGGGTTGAAGGAGGTGATGCACTCCACCTCCATTACAGTGAGCGCTCCGGTGCCCGAGGCGGGCGGCACGAGGGCGTAGAGCTGCGTCCCTTGGGTAAGCATGGACATAGGTCATTCTCCTATTGCGGGCGTAAAAAAGCCCGCGGCTGCGCGGGCGATGGTTTGGGTGACTGGCTATCTTGGTATCAGCCAATCAACGTCGAAGCTGATTCGATACGACTTCGTTTGAGGGTCGCGAGGCTGAGGCCCCCAGCGAACGATGTAGGCACTCTTCTCGATCACGTTGCGCAGGACCTTCGCTACCGCGAATGCAGAGGCGGACGTGCTCGCGTAGATATCGACCTGCAGGGTTACACCATCGGCGTCTGGCAGGCCTGCCAGGTAGTTCTCGGGCGAACCGCTGACCACCTGCCAAACCGCATAGGGATATAGAGTCCCCTCGTCGGCCTCGCCGAACGGAAAGATGCGCGTGTCTGGGGAACCCCCAAGCAACGCCTGGCAGGCCGCGTCCCCTGAAACGACAGAGTAGATTGGCGCAAACATCAACGCCCCCCAACCGCGCGATCGATCTCGCTGCTCAGTTCGGACACGAACCGATCAGTGACCTTCGCAACGTTCTCTGGTAGCGCAGGCCGCATGAATGGCTTCGCCGGCGAGTACTTGGTGCCGAACTCCAGATAGCGCCAGTGCCTGGTATCACCGCCTGGGTTCCCACTCGCATCCTTGCTGTGCTGGTTTCTGCTGGCACCGCCGCGCACGCCAACCTTCATCACCACCCCTCCCTCACGCCGCCCCTCCTTGGCTGACTCCTGGGTGATGATGTTCTTCCAAATCTTCTCGGGCGTTTCGGGATCGTCGACAGCTCGCGCCTTTTCTCGCGCGGCATCCCGGACAATGTTCATAGCCCTGCGCGCAGCCTTTCTCAGGCCATTGCGTTGCAGCCTTGGCGCAAGAGATCGCATCTTCTCCACAACGCCATCCAATCCGTGGATGCGTGACTCAGCTATATCAGCCATCGGTTACCCCCTCGCTCACGAGAATGGTCAGATACTCGCGTCCCGACCTCTTATCAGGGATTGGCTTACCCTCGATTTTGTACGGAACACCGCGGTGTACGATCCGCATAGTGGGCAAGACGCCTTCCCGGTAGCGGATGACGATGCGAGCAGAAAGCTGGGACTGGGCCGCTTGCGCAGCGATCAGATCGCGAGCAGAAAGGGGCTCGACGGCGGCATAGACCTTTGGCCAACGATCCACCCAGGCATAGTCGACGGCGCCGCTATCCGGATCACGGATTTTCTCCTTCACCTGGAATGCGACCAGGTGCCTTAACCGACCAGCCTGCATGTCTCAGAACCTCTTCCGGTACCAGAGCAAGCGCTCAACGGCCAACGGGACCACGGTTACAGAACCATCGGCGACGGCTCCCTCTCGATTGGCGTACCAGTGCGCCACAAGCAGGTATACAGCCTGCCACACATCCGGCGTCAGGCCGATTTCATCCGGAGAGGTGGGCTCGCCTTCGACTAGGCGGCAGTCACAGTGCTGCTCGACGTGGGAAAGCGCCGCGGCGACATAGCCTTTCAGCAGATCGTCGTCATCGGTGATATCGGCGTCTATACGTGCCTGACGCTTCACCTTCGCCAGGATGGATGGATCGGCATCCCAGTCGATCTCCATCACTTGGCCCCTTTCGGCGCCGCCGGCTTGGTCTCTTTCGGCTTGGTCTGTTCCCCGACCTCAGCAGCCAGCCCCTTGCCGATCAGGACGTGTGCATACTCATCGTCGACTTCCTCGAACACCTGGCCCGCGCGAACCTGGGCCGACTCCGCCCCGAGCTTCTTCGCGTCACCTACGAAACCCCAAAGTGCCTTGATCTTCATGTTGCCTCCTGGAAACGAAGAGGCCGGCATTGCGGCCGGCCTCATCAGGGGTTACGCCGCGAAGCGGCCTTTCACCAACGCCTCGCGACGACGCACGCCCAGACCGAGACGCTCCTCAACCAGAAGCGCCCGTTCGTTCCGGATGAACTGATCGTTGATCAGACCCATCTTGAACAGGAACGACATGCGGTCGAAGAGGATCGAGGAGCGGGCGAAGTTGGCGATCAGGAACTCGCCGCCGGTGGCCGGATCTTCACCGTTCGCCGGCGCGCCTTCGTCCATGCTGTCCGAGGTGATCACCGGGCGCCCCCAGAGCACCGGGGTGACCAGGCCCTGCAGGTTGGCGAACAGGTAGCGGTTTTCGCCATCCTTCTGCAGCTCGATGTTCATCCAGTCCAGCTCGGTCATCACCACGCCGTCGGCAGATAGCTTCGACTGCTTGCGGACCTGGTAGATGCCGCGGCGCACGATGTCGATGGAGGTGTCGCCAGCCTTGTTCAGGGCGGTGTCGTAGGTGGTCGCCTGGGTCATCAGGCCGTTCAGGTTCTCGCCGGTGCCGTCACCCTTGAGGATCTGCGCTTCTTCCTCCAGCTTGAGGTCGTAGCGCAGCAGTTCCTGGATGTAGCCGAACAGTTGCGGCACGTCGTCCAGGGCCTCGTCAGTGACCGGCATCCACACGGCCAGCTTCTTGACGCGGTCGGTCACCGACTCGAAGGTCACGTTGCTGGTGGGCTTCAGCGCACCTTCGGCTACCGGCGCCGCGCCACGGGTGTGCAGCAGCTCTCGGTAGTAGGTGTAGCTCTGGCCACTGACCGGGATGCTGGTCAGCAGGTCGCGGATGCGCAGTTCCTGGCGGATGCCGGGCTGGATGGTCGGGTCGTAGTTCGGCACAACGATGCCGGCACTGGTGACCTTGGTTTCCTTCATCGACGCCAGGTCCGACTTGGTGACCTCGATGTCGGCGGCATTCGCGCTCTTCTGTTGCAGCGCCTTGTAGCCGTCGTGCGACTTCACCATATCGATGAAGCTCTTGCCTTCGCCGGGGCCGCCGCGCAGCTTGACGCCCTTCTGCTCCAGATCCTGCACCTGGTCGATGACCTTCTGCAGTTCGTCCTTCTGGGTCTGAATTTCCTTCTTCAGCTCAGTGGCAACCTGGTTGCCCTTCTCGACCTCGGTGATGGCCAGGTCGTATTTCTTCTGGAGCTCGTCGAAACCGTTCTTCAGTTGCAGCTCCAGGGAGTCCTTCAGTTCTTTCACTTCGCTCATGGCGATACTCCAAAATGAGTGGTGAACAGGGTTGAAATGTCTTTCAGCTCTTCCACGATCGCCGTGGCCTCGCTACCGCCGTCACGGCGGAGCGCGGGGTAGCCGAGCGAAGCGACTGCTGCCGCTTCCTTCTGAGAGAGCCCCATGCGTTCGCGCAGGGCGTTCTCGAAAAGCCGGATGTCCGACTTGACGCTGATGACCTCGGCCTCAGGGTTCATGCCGAACGGAACGAACGACGCCTCCCAGAGTTCGGCGGCCTTGATGACTCGGACCTGCCGCCCGGCGCGCTGCTCGAAGTTGGCTTCGATGGTGTTGAACCCGATGGACATGCTGTCGAGGCTGCCGTCCTTCATCAGCTCGTAGGCGTCGCGTGCGTAGCTGACTGCCAGGTTCACTCGGCCCTTGAGGAACAGCCCTCGGTCATCCTGGGTGAACTCCGAGGTTCCAACCAGCCGGGTCAGGTCGTGGTACAGCGCCAGCTTCAACCGGCCGTTGCGAGCGGTCTTCACCTTGGTGAAGGCGCCCTTGAGGATCACGTCATCGCCGAGGTCGACGTTGTCGAACACCGCGGCGTAACCTTCGAAGTTGCCCGCCTCGTCAGCGGCCTTCACCTCGAAGGGGCAATCAAGTTTGCTGAGCATTGGTCTGCATCTCCCACCGGGAGACCCGGTCGTATTCAGGGCCATCAAGTGGCGGAAGGTTTTCTTTGCGGCGAACTTCGTTGATGGTCATCCAGCCGGAGCCACCGGAGCCACCAAGAGCCGCAGCGAACAGAGTGGCGCGACCGGCGCTGTCAGCGCGCAGCAGCCCCTCCACCGCGAACTCGACGAAGCGCGAGGTGCGCCCATACAGCTTGTCGTTGAACTCGTCCTCGACCGCGTCGATGTAGGGTTTCAGGCCGAACGTGACGAAGCCGATCAGTTGCTGCTCCAGGTTGGAGCCCATGATCGACGTCTTGCCGGCCCGGTTGGCCAGCCAGAGAGGCACACCGTAGATGCCGGCCAGTGCCTCCTCCTGGAACTGCTGGGACTCGATGAATTGGGCGTCTTTCTGGCTAAGACCGGCCGGTACAAAGGTTGGGCCACCCTGCAAGACAGCTATCTTGCCGAGGTCGTCGGCATCGCCCTTGCGCACGTCGGGGAAGCGCGCCATAACCTGAGCCTGCTGCTTCTCGGTCAGGAACTCCTTGAAGATGATGTAGCCACCAGTAAATCCGCCCTTGCGCATGAAGCGCGCAGACCATTGCTGGCCCGCCTTGGCCAGGCCCATGGTCTCCGCCTGGTACTCGATAGGCGACAAGCCGACGATGCCGTCCATGCTGAATATCTTGAAATGCAGCATGTTCTCCGGAGAAACCGGGAATCGTTCCCCATCCTTGGGCTGCACCCAGTAGAGAAGGTCCTCGTCGGTGTCGATGGTCACCTGGTCGATACCGAGCGGAATCAAACCGATCGGCTCGCCGTGGCGGTTGCGTTCGATCAGTGCGAAGGCGTTACCACGCAGCGCCATGTTCACGACGACGAACTTGAGGAAGTTCAGCATCGTCATGAACGGGTTGGGTTTGCGCAGCAACTTCTGCGCCCCGTCCTTGCGCGGCACCAACGTGCGCGGCGAGGCGCCGTCCGAATCCTCGTAGAGCTTCAGCGGCAGGCCCGACAGCGACTCCGAAAGGATCTTCACGCACGACCAGACCATGCTGATCGACAGCGCGGTCTTGGTGGTCACTCGCACGCCGGCCTTGGTGCTCTTGCCGCCGACCTCAAGGTCCACCTCGACATAATCACCCGTGGCTGGGTCGGTGTAGCCGAACATCCGCCACGTGCGAGGGTTGTACCAGCGAAATGTCATGGTCAGCCTATGAGTCCAAAGAAGCCGTTGTTGAGGTAGTCATCCATGCCGCCGCGCGCCTCCGGATTGAGGGACAGCAGCGATACCGCGTTGAACGTCGACATCAACGGGTCGATCTTCGCGGTGCCGGACGCCTGCTTGGTGATCAGGAAAGCGTTGGCGGAAGGCACGCCCTTGGCGTTGCCGCAGGCCCAGGCCATAAGCGGCTGACCGCAGTGCATCAACACACCCTCGGCCAGCTTCCTTTCCGTGGTCTTGATGGCCCCGGTCAGCTTCCAGCCCTGAGAGATGCCGACCGTCTGCTCCTCGGTGATCCCCGCCTCCAGTAGCGCATCGAGCACGGCGCCAATGCCGGCCGGGTCGAGCCCGACCTTGTCGAGCAGACCGGCCTCGTTGACCCGAGCGACGTACGCCGCCAGCTCCTCAACGTCATCGCCGATTTTCTCAACCAGGGTCAGATCACCAGACGCCGCGAGGTCATGGAGCCGGGGAGCCTCGGACTTCCGGCGCGCCAGCACCGAGGGGTGCGCCCAGGCATGCGCCCAGTGAAACCACCGGCGCCCCCCTCGCTCGCGGCCCAACAGCGTCAGCGCCAGCAGGTCGTCTAGGCCGCCACCGTCGACGCCGCCAACAATCACCTCGCAGCGCTCAATCAGGGCATCCAGCGAAAGGCCTGGCAGCGCCTGCGGCTCCCAGAATGCGGCGCCGACCCAACTGTCGGACATCAGCGCCAGCCCGATCTCGATGTTCAGGAACTTGGCGAGGAACCCGCGCACCTCGGCCTCACCGTCGAGTTCTGCCTGCATAAACAGGCGCTCGAGGGTAGGCCGATCCACCGAGTAGCCCATGTTCGGGTTGACCAGGTGGAAGTTCTCTGGCCGGCGCGCCTCTCCGCTCTCGATCATCTCCTTCGGGAACTCGTAGATGATCGGCAGAAACCGGTTGTCTTCGATGCGTCCGTCACGGACGCCCCGTGCATAGGTCAGCTTGGACCTGAACACCCCGGCGGGCGGCTCGTTCGACTGGGTCGTGAGCCAGATGATGAAACCTTCAGGGCGAGACAGCAGGCCGCCAGTGGCCTCCCGAATCATGTCCGGTGCCTTCGGGTTCTTGCCGAACAGCCAGGCCTCATCGATCAGCACGCCGACGGCCTTCTTGCCACCGACCACATCGCTATCAGCGGCCACTACCTTCAGGGTGGCTCCCGTCTGATTGTGGGTAATCAGCCGCAGGTGCGGTTGAACATGAAGCAGATCCGACAACTCTTCGTCGTGCTTCACCATCGCCGCCGCCGGCTTGAAGCTGTTGTCGGCGATCTCCTTGGTCGGCGCCAGGATGATGAACTCGGCCTCAAGCCGCCAGTTGCGGATCAAGGCGGTCAGCATGATCGCGGCTGCGATGGTCGACTTCGAGTTCTTCTTCGGGATGCAGAGGAAGTACTCGGTGATCAGTCGCTGGCCGGTCTCATTGTTGTAGCTGCCGAAGATGGCGCCGGCGAAGTCGAGCACCCAGGGGGCGCATGCGGCCTCGATTGTCGGGGAGCCGGGAGCGTCTACGATCTTCAGTTCCCGGAAGACGCTGAGCCCCTCTTCGGCCTCCTCAGGAAACAGCGGCGGCGGAATGATGGACTCGCCAGCACTCAAGCGCCGCCACCAGTCAGGGCAGGCAGTGGTCCAGAGCATGGGTTACACCTTGACGACGGATAGTGGAGGTTTGCCCTGGCCAAACTTGCCTTTGCCGGCCTGCTTCGCGGCCTCGGCCTTCTGCTCCTTCTTGCCCATCTCACCCTTCTTGCCGTGGAAGAAGTCGACAGCCTTCTGGGCGGCGCTGCGGCGGTCGAAGACCTTCGCCCGCGGCTCATTCATCAGATTGACCAGCCAGACCAGCGGGTCCTCCGTAAACGGCAGGCAATCCAGGTACTCGCCATCAGGTTCCTGCTCATCGCCGAGCGGCGCTTCATGGTCCTTGCCCTGCTTCGGCGAAGGCTCCTTGGCTTTAACATCTCGCCGCCCCTTTAACATCTTCAGGGCGGCGATGATTTCGGGGTGCTTGGCAAGTCGAGCGCCAGCGGCCGCAGAGCTGGAAGGCGCGTAGCCAGCGGCTTCGGCGGCAGCTTTGTTGGATGCTCCTCGGGCCTTCGCGTCAACAAACCGTCGCTGTTTGTCTGTTAACGCCATTAACAAAATTCCTAGAGATCGGAAAAAATGTGCGAATGCGGGCGGGGGCGGTCTAGCTTCAGGCGAAACCCTATTAATCCATGCCCCCCTACCCTGACAGGCATTTCCAGGCATTTCCGGATGCGAGCACTCGGACGTAATCGCGGCTGATCCCGTAGTCGGAAGCAATTCGCCTCGGTGACTCACCCTCACGACGCCGGCGCCTGATCTCAAGCACCTGTACATCGCTGAGCTTCCGGTGCCTGGCGCGCATACCTGGCCCCAGTGTTCCGTGGCGAATGGCGTCGGCCGCGTTCTCTCTCCGACTACCCCATGCAAGATTGGCGGGGCAATTATTCAAAGAGTCGCCATCCAGATGGCGCGCTTCCATGCCTTCACAACTGGGCCTTCCAGCGAAAGCCAGCAAGACCAATCGATGCACATCCAGCCTGTGTCGCTCTCGCCTTCCGCAAACCATCACGCCGACGGTGACCCGTCGATACCCCTTATGGATCTGCGTCGCCAGGACTCTAGGCACGCCAGAACGAACAGACACAACCTCCCCATCCTCGCTGGCAAAGTATCCATCGAGGTCAGGTATCGGTCGCATGCTGGTCTACTAGAAGCCGGCGGCTTCCTCTTTCTGCTTATCGGCGGAGTGACAGGGTCCGCAGAGCGGCTGCCAGTTGTCCTGGTCCCAGAACAGGTCCTGATCGCCTCGGTGAGCCACGATGTGGTCAACGGTGTTGGCCGCGGTGACCAAGCCCTTGCGCTCGCAGTACACGCACAACGGATGATCGCGAAGGTACTGCGCACGGGCCTGCTGCCAACGATAGTCATAGCCTCGCTCGGTTGAGGTCTTGCCGGTCCGCCACGAACCTGGCGCGGCCGTCTTCAGCCGATCACCCTGGCTCGACACGCGAAACCCGAGGGTCTTCAGCCTGGCCATCAGATCGGTCTTCCACTCAAGTCGACGCGCGGCATGCCGGCATCGATCTCACCCTCATCGGCCAGCGCCTGGATCAGCAGAGCCAGCAGATGATTGGTCTTCCTCTGCTCGGCCAGGATCTGCTCCAGAACGGCCGCCTGCTCCAGGCCATGTTCGCTGGAGCACTTGCATGATTCGGTCATACCCCACCTTCGCTATCTGCTTGGCGCGCTCTCGGCGAGCGGCGCATCCTTCGCATCCCATCGGCAATACCTCGGCAGGCCGGCGATATGCTTACGCAACGCCGCGATTATCAGTTCGCGTCGCTCGACTCCGGCTCGGAGATCAGAAACAACTTGTCCATCAGCGGCAGCAAGGACGACTCTTCCTGCATCAGCGCTGCCGGAGGCTCCGGGAGCCGGGTGCATTCCGTCTGCGGGGCAGCGGGCTTTGACGTACACGACGCGAGCACCAGTGCCGATAGCATCGCGGCGCAATTGGTTTTCTTCATGGGAGGCCTGCAGTGCTGCTTGGTAGGTTCGAGCCAGGGCATCGGTCTGGACCTGCGCTTGGTTGTCGCGCTGGGCCTGCTGGGCCATGGCAGTGATCGTCTCGGCGGATTGCTCGACGGCGGCCTGCAGGTCATCACGCTGGGCGGTTACGTGATCGAGGCGCCAGAACACCAGAGCGGCTACCAGCGCGACGATCAGCCAGGGTTTCCAGTTCATGACAAATCAGGAGAATGGATCGGCGGGCTTGGCGATCGAACGCACGAACCACATGAAACCCTGCTGCAAGTTCGTTTTGGCCAGGGCAAGCAGTCGCGGATCGACGCCATCGATCTCGCCGATCTGCTTGAACAGCCGCCCTGCGTCCTGCTCCAAGGCCTTGATCGAGTTCATACCATCAATCTCGGATTGGCTCAGGTCACGGTAGCCGGTGATTTTCTTGTGCTGATTGTCCATTGGTTGATACCTCTCAGTTAAGGGCGGCGCGCGCCCATTCGAGCCGGGCCTTGCGATCCTCGGCCCCGGTAAACGATCCGTTTATGCGGAGGGTGATCTTCTCGAAACGGCCCTGATCGGCCAGTTCGTTTAAACTCCTCGACTTCCACCACCATGCCGCGGCGATGGCTGCCCAGGTCCGTTGCTCCAGCAGTTCAGGCTGCGCCACCAGTGGCAGCGCCAGGGCGCGTGCAGCTTCGGCGTAGTTGTCGTGGCCCGTAATCATGATCAGGCCGCGTCCCCGGTATCGATACCCATCGCCCGTATCCGGCGACCCGTTGCCCATCCGGTTTGCGTAGACGCGGTTGGCGATGCGCTCGGGCTGGCGGGCATACTGGCGAGCCTCTACCAGCGCGAACCGCTTCGGCCAGGTCTTGAGCAAGCCCTCGGCGGAGTAGTTCAGGTTCTCGACCACGCGCTTGAGGCTTTGGCTTTCGTGCCCGACTTGGGCCAGGAACATCGCCACCCGCTCAGCCGTGTTGATCTCAAACCGAGCCATGGAGCCGTTGATGTGGTCGACCCAGAGGCCGGCAGTAGAAGCACCGCAGCCGGTAGCGCGGTCGAGTTGATCGGCGGTGATCTTCATTCGCCAGCCCCCCGGCGCGGAAACTTCCAGTCGGCGATCCGATCAGCGAACTCGGCGATCTTCTTCACACCCAGGAAACCGGTGAACACCCCGGCAGCAGTAGCCATGTTCTGCGGAAGGCCAAACCACTCAAGGACAGGAATCAGGCCCAAGGTGATCAGGGTGCAGAGCGTTGCCTCGAGCAGAGCCTGGCGCCGCGTTCCACCGCCGTAGATCACCCGGGTCAGCGCGACCACAAAGGACAGGCCGGCGGCATACAGCTGCGGATAGTGCGCAGACAGCCACGCAAGCAGCGCAGCCCAAGTTTCAGGGCGTTCTGGCATTTTCATAGTCTCTGCCCCTCGCAGGGGTTCTAAAACGACGAAGCCCGCTCAATGGCGGGCTTTCGTTCGTCGGGGTAGGTTCCGGATGGATCAGGCGTGAAACAGCTGCAACTGCCCTTCGCGCTCGACCTCAATGATCTTCTGCTCGATGACCGGAGCCTTGACCTGCCATCGGCGTAAGGTCTTACCAGCTAGGCTGGCAATTCCTTTCTCCTGCCGGTACTCCGCCATCAGTTCGTTACGCAGGGCGTTGAAGTCCATCGAGCGCTTGAATAACTGCTCAGCCATCCAGTTGAAAGCACGGATGTAAGCCTCTTTCCACTTGGCCGCCTCTTTGCCGGTGAAGCCCATGCACAAGAACGAAAAGCCATCTCTGGTTATGCGAAACGCTGGAGATTTCCGCCTGGCCCCTTTGCCGATATCGACATCCACGATCATCTCCTCAAAATTGAGGGCATGAAATTCTGGCGAGCAATCGAGGCCGCGGATCGCCTTGATCACGTTGTCGTGCCGCTTTCCGAAACGCTCAGCCACCTTCAGCGAGGTCGTTACGACCTGGCCGTCATTGACCATCACCAGGTCGCGCAGGCTGGCCTCATCAAGATCAATCTCACTCATCTGATCCACTCCGCTCACCTGGAAAAGGAGCGCAGCGGGGCGGACGGATGAGCGGACATCCGCCTTTCGGCTGTACGGGCCTAGCTGCGTGTTGGCTTGCCTTGCGGCGGAAATGAAAAAGCCCAGCGCTATGGCTGGGCTCTGAAATAGGTGCGGGTGGATAGGGGCCACTACCCCGTGCGCATCCTGCGCTCCACCTGCATTGATTGGTTATCGCAAAGGGTGAAGGGTGAAGGCCTTGTGGGTCGGTAACCCGTCACTTTGCTTACAGCCCGATGTGGCAGGTGAGACTGCCGTCTACCGAGTTTCGACCTTCGGAAACTAAAAGGCCCGGGAGAGGGGATCTTCCGGGCCTCCCGTCCATCTCGCTGAAAGCCAAGGAAGGAAAACATCGAGTCAGACGGGGGCCTGATGATGCCGCGCCAGACCTGACAACGCAATAAAAAACCCGGCGCCAGGGCCGGGTTTCGAGTGCGTCACGCTGCGTTCACAGCAATTCACGCTGGTATGAAAACACCCTTCATTCCGCGCGTAAACTATTTCTTCAAGCGCTCTCGCGGAACCGCTCCAGGGCGCTGTCGACCCAGCCCACAGCCAGCTTCAACGTCTCCCTCACCTTGGCCTCGCCGATCTGGTGCTCACGCGCGATACGCAGAGCCGGCCACTTCGCGCCGTAGTAGAGCCACACGAAGTCGCCGGCCTGCGGCGCCCTGTCGATGAGTCGAGCAATGACCCGGTCGACGGCCAAGGCCATATCGTCAGTGACGTGGTAGGCCTTGGGGCTCGACATTGGCATGGCTTGGCTCATGATAGCGGCAGCCGGCGACACATATCCGGGAACCCCCATTCCATCCATTCGCCACCACCCCCACTGCTCGAGGAGGTATTCGGTATCGCCCAGCAGCTTATCCACGTAGGTTCGAGTTCTGCTCATGCCGCCCCCGGGCCGTTCAGGCCAAACAGATCGCGCAGCAGCGTTTCCACCGCCGCGCCCTTCGCATTGCCGTCCTGCAACCAGAGCCGGCCGTAGTCGTGAAAGCCCAGAGTGCCGCGGTCGCCGTGCCAGTTGGCGATCATGACCAACAGCGCAGCCAAGGCAGCAGCACCGCCCACCTTGACCTGCGCCAGCTCCTGGCCGGCCACCTTGAGAAACTCCCGCTCCAGCCTGGTCATGGCCTTTCGAGGTGCGATCGGTTGTACGTTGCTCATGCTGCTTGCTCCCGCGCGCCCTCGTAGTGAACCCAGTTCCGGGCCTTGTGAGTGCTCGCACTGAAATACTGGTTGGATGCCTTGTCGAACCACAGGTCCAAGATTCCTTCATCGCCGGTAAGGCGCTGCTTGCTGATGATCAGGCGCACGTCGCTCTGGTCCTTGTAGTCGTCTCCCTTGGCCATCTCCTTGCGCTTGTTCCGCCAGACCGTGCACACGTTGTCGGCCAGGTCTGTGAGGATGGCGCCGCCGCGAACGTCGAGCTTGCCCGGGGGTTTACCCTCGTCGTCAGCCTTCCGCGGGTGGGCAACCAGGTGGACGTGGACGTTCATCTCGTGAGCAAACCCCACCAGCGCCTCCATGGCCTGCTTCTGGCCGTTGTAGTCGTCCTCAGCCATCCCAAGCTTCGCCAGGCTGTCGACGATGAAGTGGTTCACTCCGTACCGGCGCGCGGCATACCGGAAGTCTTCAAGCATTTCGCCCGTCTTCGCGGTGCCCAACTGGTCGTAGATCCACAGCTTGCCGTCGAGCCCGTCGAGGATCGCGTCGATGTAGCCCCTCGAAGGACAAGACATGCCGGAGGCCTGCCGGACCATTCGCTGCAAGGTCCGCTTGGCAGGCATCTCCATCGAGGCGATGCAGAACCGGTCGTGGCTGCCCTTGCGGTTCATGCCGTGGAACGCGAGGTAGTTCAGGAGCTGGGATTTGCCGTGTCCACTCCAGCCGGTCCAGATGGTGAGCTCCGAAGGCCGGAAGCGGATCTTGTTGGCGTAGGCGCTCCAGGGCAGCTCCATGCCCGTGGTTTCGGGGTTCTGGTCGTAGAACTCGGCCTTGACCTCCTCAGAGTAGGAACTGACCGACTTCAGCCGCTCCGGGTCGAAGTTCTTCGCCTTGGCGTAGCACTCCGCGATGTCGTCGGCGCTGTAGTACAGGGCGTCGAGGGCCTCGTTGAAATCCTTACAGCCCAGTTTCACCAGGCGGCACCGATCACGCCCAAGGCGCCGAACGATCTCCTCGGTCGCCTGGTGGCCGGGTTCGTCATCGTCGAGGCACAGGTAGATCACGTCGAAGCGCTGCAGGTTGTCGAACTCGTACTCGATCCAGCGTTGCTTGCCGTCCTTGCCGCCACCGAAGGGCACCGAGAGTGCCGGGCGCCCGTACTGCCAGGCGGTCATCGCGTCGATCTCGCCCTCGGTGATCGTCACTTCCCGGATACCGTCCGGGATGGCCTGCCAGCCGAACAGGCAAGGCTCGGTGTCCGACGACGTGGTGATTTTCTTCTTGCCACCGGGGCGCTCCACGCCGAGTTTCTTCCAGTGGATCAGCGACCCGTTGCGCAGGTACGGAAACACGATGCTCTGGCCGTCCTCGGCGATCTTGAACGCCTTGATGGTCTCCTCGGTCAGTCCACGGCCCTTCAGGTACGCCATCACCACCGAGTCCACCTTCGGCGTCGAGCACCTTGGCTTGTCTGGCCGCTGGTATGACTTCCGGTTCTCGACCGGCCGCGTGAGCTTGGGCTCCTGCACGCCGAGGTAGCCCCTGGCCTCGCTCAGCGCCGTCGCCATGTCGCAGTTGCGCGCCACTCGCCAGAGATCCAGCAGGTCGCCAGACTCCCCAGTGGCGAAGTCACACCACACGCCAGCCTTCTCGCCGACGAGGTGTACGCCCAGGCTCTTGCCCTTCTCGCCCGATGCATCGCCAGCGCGCCACTCGGCGCCCTCCCGCTTGCCGCCAGGCAGCAAATGCCGTGCAACGTCGGCGGCACGATCAGCCAGGCGCTTGGAAATCTCCGATGGGGTCAGCATGCGCCCTCCCCGTCCGGAAAACGCTCAAGGGTGCTGAAGTCATGGGTCCGAGTGGACAGCACCGTGTCCGTCATCTGCGGATGCCAGAACTCGTGATCCTCAAGCTGGTAGCCCCGGGGTGGGATGAACGGGTAGCGCTTGCCGCCAGGGCCGGAAGGCCCCCGGGGAGCGCCTAGCTCACCAACGTACTCCCGCCAGTGATCGTTCGGGCCAATGAACGTCTCCGGCAGCTTGACGAACTCCGTCCCGACGTTGCCCTTGCCGGCCATCTCGGCGTGATAGTTCTTCGCTGCCTGGATCAACTCTTCGACCGTGGCGCCAGCACGCAGCCTGGCCTTCCACGCTCTCCACGCCGGCTTCTTCGCGCCGGACCGATGCCGGCGAGGGTACTCCGACCAGAAGCGGTTGAAATCCTCGCTGTACTCGGATCGCTCCTCGGTGGGAGGTTTTTCCCCGCCGGCAAGGTCGTCGCTCGCTGTCGTCGATTCGTCAGAGTCGACAAGAGTCTCTTGATCTTCTTCAGGATTCAGGTAATCAGGATTCAGAGAATCAGGATTCAGGGCGTTATTGGTTGATGCATCCACAGGTGCAGACTGCGACTGCTCTGGTGTTTTAACTGTTAAAGCACTGTTATTTATATCCACACATGCACCAGTTTCCGCATGCACTAACCGTTGCTTACCTGGAATAACCTTCCCACGCGCACGCTCATTCACAGTTAGATAACCGTTGCAGTCAGGTAGCTCGCTGTCCTTCTCGGTGCTATGCGGAGACTGGTGACGAGTGAAGTTCGGCAGAGAGATCACCGAGAAACCAGCAACCTCGTAGCGCTCGATGAATCCCTTGTCCAAGAGATTGGCCAGGCCGATCTCCACGTCATAGTTATCCCCGGGGAACAGTTCGATCTTGATCCGGCGCGGCCGGTATTCCAGCCGCCCCTCCCGATCAGCCAGACACCACAGACCGATGAACAGCAGGCGGTCGAATGGATCCAGGTCGGCCAGATCCTCGTTCTTGAAGAACGAGGGTTTGATGTTGCGGGCGCGAGCCATTACTTCTCCTCCGAACTGCTGAACAACTTCTCCATCAGCCGCTCAGCCAATACTTCATCGATATCTTCCGGGCGCCAGCCACACAACCGCTTCACCAGCACCATCAGGGCGAAGCGCGCCTTGATGATCTCGAACTGGATATCGGCGATGTTTGGGGCAACCTCGGCTACTACAGGGGGCTCGAACTGGCCCAGCAACTCGAAAGCGGTGTCGATCGAGCACCAGACCTTGTAGGCGACTTGGTCGCTGCCGAACTGCTCGAAGGACTGCTCGTCGAGCATCACGGGATCGGGCTGGTGGGCGACCTTGCTCATGCCAAGCCCTCCCTCTCAAGGCACTGCACCAAGGTCCGCAGCTTGCGCTTGAGGCGGGTGGTCAGATCGCGCCTGCTGCGGAACTCAACGATAGGCAGGGCGTGGCGATGAATCTGGATGGTGTTGGTCATGGCTCAGTTCACCCTATGGACTTTGAGTGTGTTCGGCTTGAGGCCCAGCTCTTCGGCTTTGCGCTTCGCCTCCTCGGGATCAATGCCCAGCCGCTTGGCCATTCCTTCCAGTTCGTAAACGGGCTCTCCGTCGTCGGTATAGCCATCAGGAACAGCAGGCATCAGCCCCATCTGCACAGCCATGTCGTGCATTTCCTGGCGGAACGACTCCGGGGCTGCGTCGTACATGTGCCGAAACGCTGCTGCGGCTTCCGGGGTATGCGACAGGCCGGCCTTGCACATGCTGGTGTAGAGGCGGCCAGCGGCTAGAAACTCAGGAGTCATCTGCTCGGTGGTATTGCGCTTGCTTTTCTTGCTCATGACTTCACCTTCAGGGCCAGCCGGAACCGGCCCGGGAAATAGGGATGGGTAGCTTGGGTCTCGGTAACCCGCTCGCACTCGCTGACGAAGCGCTTGAAGACCGCAGTGATATCGCTGGTCGCCCAGACCGCGTACTGGCTGCCCTGGGCGTTCTCGTGGCCGTTGCGGACCATGCCCCAGGGCTTCGGGCTGATAGGCATCTGCCGAACCACTGCGTCCACCACGGTGGCCGACAGGCCATAACGGTCATTGATCACCTCACGGATGCGGGTGATCGGCATGCAGTTCTGCGGGCAGTGGTCCCAAACGCGGGATTCGGACAGGTCCTCGACCCGCTGCTCGACGCGCTCAATAGCGACCTGGTGCTGGGCCTGCTGTTGCTCGATCTGCTGCTGTCGGCGCTCGAGTTGCACCTGAATCTGCGCATGAGCCAGCATCTGCTCAGCCTGGGTCATCGGCGCACGCAGAGCCTTCAGCCTCTCCAGAACACTGCGGCGCACCCCCTTGGACTCCCGCATGCCGACGAGCATGCATTGGTCCAAAGTGAGCTCGTAACACTCCATCAAAACGCCGCTCTGGGGGTGTGCAATTTTTTTGCATACCCCAAGTTCATCGCCGAGCTCATCCTGCACCCGGGCGATGAACTGGTCATTCCTGACGCGGGGTTCATTCGCAGCGGCCCGCGCCTCGTTGATGATGTCCCGCAGATCGATACTGGTCATGGTGGCGGCCTGGCCGCCGATGGTGGTCAGGCCAGTCATGTCGAAGCCCTCGTAATAGCCGCATCTATTGCATCGGCTACGCCTGCATCCAGGTAGTGGTTCACCCGATCTACCAGGTCCTGGTCTTCCACTCGGTCTAGACTGCTTCCGGCAAACTGGGCGGACACCCTGAGCCAGTTGAATATCTCGCCCATGAACCCCGCGAACTGGCCGCGTTTGACAGTTTCCTCTTGCTCGTCCGAAGGGGCTTTGGTGATCAGATCGCGGACCATGCTCCTGAGCACCTCGGCGGCCATCCAGTCGTCCACATCCCGGACATACTTCAGGTAGATATGCGCGATACTCTTGCCTGCCTCGAGGCCGGTGAGGTAACTACCGGTCAGAGGGACATCCCACATTGAGTAGCGACCATGGTCCTTGCCTACGAAGGGCAATCGCCGCCAAGCTTCCTTGGCGCGTGGGTGGAGGCAGATTCCCTGCAGCTTCTTGCCACGACGAGGGCGTTTTGCATCAGACACAGAGCTCATGCCGGCACCTCCCCACCCTCCAAGGCGGCACGGACCAAGGCCTGCGCGGTCTCGACCGCGTGAAGCATCAGCGAAACCTGGGAAGAAACGCTCGGCTCGCTAACGATTTCCTGAAGCCCACCAATCACCGCGTCCAGAAGATCGGTGGCGCTGTCCAGCGCGAGGTCGGCATCGATGTCATCCTTAACGCACAGGACATTCGTCTTGTGATCTCCCTTCGAAAGATCAACCGGCGCAGTCTCCCGGAAGCTGATACCCAATGTGGCCCTCATTGCTGAGCCTCCTTCTGCCGGTTGATGCGATTCGTGCAGACCTGGTCGAACTCCACCAGTTGGAAGATCACCCCGCCAACCTCCTCCAAGAACCAGCCAAGACGCTCGGCGGTTTCCTGGCCGATCTCGCCTTCAGCACTGGTAAGCGCCAGCAGTTTCCCGACTGCGGCAACACCGAGCGCCATGTTCTGAGCGGCATGGCGAGCCGTATCGCGCTCAAACGCAATGGATCGGATCTGCTTATCGGTCAGAACTTCGTCTGGGACCGGGGAACACTGATTGCTGAGCAGCGTCGAGAGGTTCATTGGCGGCGCTCCTTTGCATTGAGCGCAGCGGCGATTTCCGCCTCCTCCGCGGGCAGAGGTATGGCGGCATCCACTAGCGCCTTTGCTGCATCACTCAGGTACGCCAGCGCGTGGTAGCCATTGCCATCCATGGGGCTACCCTCGACGAGGGAGATGAGGATGTCGCTGAGCCCGGCCAGAATGACACTGGCCTCGTCCAAGGCTTCCCGCTTGGAAAGTCCAGGGTTGACCTTGAAGAAGCTGTTCTCCGGGTCAATAGGGCGAGCTCTCAGAAGCGCGTTCATGCAGCACCTCCCGCAGCATCAAGGCCGCGCACGCAGCTACTGTGCATAGCCGCCACCACCTCAGTGAGCAGCGCGATAGCTTCTGCTTCGGAGTCGTTCATAGGGTGAACGACGTCCCTGGCCAAGCGCCTGAGCAAAACGCAGAGAGCGTTGAGCGACTCCTCGTAACGTTGCATTACCTCTACGATGGGAATCCCCTCGCAGACCTGGAGCGCACAGAGCCCGCTGGGGGTCAGGAGAAATCCAACCTCCTCAGTGGTCGCTAGCTGTTGCGCCTGGCTTGACGTTTTGATATTTTTGAGTTGCATGTTGATGTCTCCCTCGAGACAAAGAAGTACCTAGGCAGTCGCGCCAACGACTACCGACTAAAGGCCTCGCGAAAGCGGGGCTTTTGCTTTCAGGCGAAAGCCTTTCCATGGTTTTCGTGAAAGCCATACTTGCGATTCGCTTCCTCGCGAGCCGCGATTGCGGCACGCTTCTCCTCGAAGTAGCCGAGATGGATGAACTTGCCGTCCACCTTGATGCACGCGCGCCACTTCTGCTTTGCGCTGGACCAGCCCACGCCAGTGATGCCGCTGGAGTTTGCTACCGAAACACGCTTGTTCCGCATGTTCTCGCGCCGAGTTACCTCGCGAAGGTTCTCGATTCGATTGTCAGTGCGAATGCCATTGATATGATCAACTTCGACAGGCCACTCCTGCCGGTGAAGAAACCAAACAAGCGTGTGGATTCGGAAGGAGTGACCATCAACCCAGGTCTGCAGGTATCCATTGCCGTTGATTGAGCCGGCGGGGCGGCCAGCAAAGGAAAACGGCCCCCGCCTTACCCTGTTGATCAGGCTCCCATCGCGATACTCGAACAGCTCTTGGACTCTATCCAGGGTCAGTCGCGGTCGTGGCTTGCTCATTGCTCCCCTCCCACACTGGATGCCTGCACAGCAGCATCAGCGCACTGCACCAAGTGGGAATCGGACGGCAGAATGGGCTCAAGGTCGGCGGAACTGGTGGCCATCGGGACGCTAGGCACTGCACGGGGGCGCCCACCTCCCGACGGAAACCGCTTCAGTTCCGTTGCCTCGAAACCGCCCCCCATTGCAGGCGCGACGATAATGAGGCGTTTTGACCTCAGCGCCTTACTGATTGCGGCCTGACTTGCTCCGAGGGCCTGGGCCGCCCCTTCCTGTCCGAAGCGGCCAACGAACTCAGCGAGTGTTTGGGTTTGCATACGTCCTGCCTCTTGCTTTGGAGGCAGAATAACCGGCGGTGCTATCCTTTACAATACCGCTGGTTCTTTGACTGCATAACCGTTGGTTGTTAACGTCTCGCCATGAAGAAACGAAAGCTAAGCCAGATCGAACTCAACGAATGCCAAGCGCTAAGGCACATTTATAGCGCGAAGCGCCGAGAACTAGGGCTCACGCAATCCTCCATTGCCGAGGCATTCCGTATGAGTCAGACCGCTATTTCGATGTATATGAATGGCAGCAATGCGCTGAATGCGGCCGTTGCCGCTAAATTTTCAACGATACTCGAAGTACCCGTATCCAGCTTCAGTCCGCGCCTAGCAGCCGAAATTGAGGGCATGGCAAAGGCAATGCATCCCAAGCCAGTACCAGATATCACCGACACCCTGGAGCCTATCCATCCGTGGGATGACGGCACCCCCCTTGACGATGATGAGGTAGAGATACCTTTCTACAAGGAAGTTGAGATGGCCGCCGGCGCGGGCCGAAACATTGAGCAGGAAATCAAAGGACGCAAGCTTCGCTTCTCCTACGCGACCTTGCGCGCAGCAGGGGTCGATCCATCGGCTGCCATCTGCACCAGGGTAGGAGGCAACAGCATGGAGCCCTTGATCTCTGACGGCGCTACTATCGGCGTTGATACGGCCACCAAACACATCACCGACGGCGAGATCTACGCCATCAAGCACGACGACCTGCTAAGGGTGAAGTTCGTCTACCGCCTGCCTGGCGGGGGGGTCCGCCTGCGCAGCTATAACCGAGATGAGTATCCCGACGAGGAGTACACCCCTGAGGAAATGAGGAGCCAACAAATCAGCATCATTGGCTGGGTGTTCTGGTGGTCAGTGGTTAGGATTCGGCGAAAGCTGTGATCAACAACAGTCGGCACAACGCACCCCATCCCACCAGTCTTTTTGCTCAAAGCCTCAAAGCCATTCAGCCAACCTGCGGTTCTGCGCAAGTTGGCATGCTCACTTAATGCCTGACGCCTCATTCGCCGCATTGTTCTGCTAGCTATCCGCAATGCCGGGCACTGTGCTCGGCACATGCACCCCCTGCAAGCCCATCCCAAGCAACACCCCACCTACCGCCCGCAACCTCGGCCGCCCTCAAGCAGGAAGCAGCAATACTCAATAATAAAACCGCAGGTGTTGACACCAATAAATAACCGCAGGTAAATTCTGTCCATATGTTGAAACGTGAGTGACCAACAAGGACTCCCCATGACCATCACCATCAGCACTGATACCTGGCAAGGCCGCCTCGGCATGGGCCTCGCTCCGCGTGAACTGGAGGCCACCCTGCATGCGGCGAGCGACCTGACCGCAAAGGAGATCGCCAAGCTGATGGGCATCGCGCCTGGAACCGTATCCAAGCGGTTGGATGATGCGCGGTTCAAGCTCGGCGCCAAGACCATCCGCGGCCTGGTGCTGGAGGCGTACAAGCGCCAGATTATCAGCCCCCTGTGCGTTGGCATCCTCGCCATCCTGGCGGCAGCACAACCCCTCCTCGATGAAGACCCGGCCATGCGGGCGCGCCGTGGCGGCGAAAGGAAGATCGAAACTCGTCTGACTGCTCGCCGCGATGGCGTGGCCTGGGTGGCGTGATCATGGCCTGGGACAGAAACGATCCTCTCAATATCCTGGCGCTGCAGCTCGACGGTGAACTGCGCGCAGCGGCCGACTTCTGCCATGGCTACAACGGGCCGGCACAGCGCGCTTTCGCCCGGCACATCCAGGGCCTGGGCAAGACGCTCGGCGAGCTTACCGTGGCAGACCTGAAGGCGGCGGCCGCATTTGCGGACGCAGAACTGAACGACCTGCAACAGAGAGGGCTGATCTGACGCGGCAGACCGAACGCGCCGAAGCAGCCAAGCAGTAACCAACCGATTTTCGCGAAAGCCAACAACCGCGGCAGGCCATCGGCTTGCCTGGAGGAAAGCATGGACAACAAACCTCTCATCAAGCCCGGGAAGCTCTTCCTGATCTGTAACGCCCTGCTGGCCTATGCCGGGTTGTCCGTCGCCCTGGTGGGCGGCATTGGGCCGGCCCTGGTCAGCAGTCGCGACGATGTTCTGGTCTTCGCGGGATTCGCCATCCCTGGCGTCTGGTTGATCGCCTCGGTTTGCCTCGGCATCCACCTCGCCAACACCCGCCGCGAAGAAGCGGCCACCACCAGCAAGGAGAAAGACCAATGAAGCGGATTCCCGCTGCTGCAATGCTGTGCCTGCTCGCCCTCCTGGCGGGCTGTTCGAAGGTGCCTGCCGGCAACGTCGGCGTGATCGTCAACCTCTACGGCTCCGAGAAGGGCGTGGAGACGCGCGAGGTCGGAACTGGGCGCTACTGGGTAGGCGTGAACGAGGAACTCTACCTGTTCCCCACCTTCACGCAGACCGAAACCTGGGGCGGCGAGGAAGCGATCAGCTTCCAGACCGTTGAGGGTATGAAGGTTGGCGGCGCCGTCGGCATCACCTACTCGGTATCCCCCGACAAGGTGACGACGCTGTTCCAGAAGTACCGGGCGGGAATCGACGAAATCACGAACAAGTTCCTGCGGAACATGGTGCGCGATGCCTTCAACGATGTTGCCTCGAAGCTTCCAGTCGAGAGCGTCTATGGTGCCGGCAAGGCGGACCTGCTGCTGGCCGTCGAGAAGCGCGTGCGCGACCAGGTGGCGCCCATCGGCATCAACATCGAGCGCATCTACTACGCATCCGACCTGGTCCTCCCGCCGCAGGTTACGCAGAGCCTGAACGCGAAGATCCAGGCCACCCAGATGGCCGAGCAGCGCCGTAACGAGGTCGCCCAAGCCAAGGCAGAAGCCGACAAGGAACGCGCTCGGGCCCAAGGGGAGGCGGACGCGAAGCTGACCCTGGCCACCGCCGATGCGAAGGCGATCGAGATCCGCGCCCAAGCGCTGCGCTCGAACCCCGACGTCGTGACCCTCAACGCGGTCGAGAAGTGGGACGGCAAGCTGCCCACCTACATGGCCAGCGGCTCCCCGCTTCCCTTCATCGGCATCAGCAAGTAGCCCCTCGCCCAGGCGCCAGCGATGGCGCCACTGGAGATCCCATGAAACGAGCAACCGTTGTAACCGAACTGCCGGCCAGCACCAGCCGGGACATGGACAAGTTCGTTGTCCGTCTGCCGGACGGCCTGAGGGCCGAGGTCGAAGCCGAGGCCAAGCGAGACGAGCGCAGCATGAACTCCTTGATCGTCGTTGCCCTGCGCGAGTACCTGCATGGTCAGCGCCGAAAGCATGCGCTCCTCGATGCGCTGACCACTGCCGCCCGAGGCCGCTGATCATGAAGCAAGCACTCACCAGTACCGCGGTCAGCCTGCTGATCAGCGCGTGTCTGTACTTCGGACATGGCTCCATCCACCAGTTCGCCTTCTATGTGTCAGCGGCCCTAAACGTCCTCTGTTGGCTGCTGATCTTCGCCGGCGGCATCAAGGGGCAAGGAGCCGCGAACATGCTCGCCCGCCCTTGGCTCTCCATCCCTACCGGCGCTCTGCACGTGGCGGCCCTGGCCCTCACGGATCACCCCGCACTCGCGGCTTCGAGCCTGCTGGTGCAAATGGCTTGCTACGCCCTCGCCTACCAGGCAGTGCGCAGCGCCGAGCAAGGGGGTGACCTATGACCCATGCCCTGTTTAAACAGATCGACCTGACCGCCAAGCTCGGCCAGGACGGCAGCTCGCTCCAAGCCATGAACGCGCTGCGCGTCATCCGGGAAACGGTAGCGAAGCACCTGGCCGGCACCGAGGGTGCAGGAGAGATTCCGCTCGAGCGCGCCCTCCTGGCGCTCCGCACCATCGCCGAGCTCCCCTGTCCCGAGCAAGACGACCTCCCGGCGGCGAACATGCGACAGATCGCACTGGCGGCCTTGGGTGGCGCTGGAGCGAGTTCAGAGCCGGGCAACCCTGGCGGCGAACCTCTGTCCGGACCGGGTAGTGCCGGCGAGCGACCCTACCCCGCGCCGGGATCGGGCGACAGCGAACTGGCCGAAAGCCTCCAAACTCTGGTGCGCTGGCTTGATCGAGTAGATATCGAGGACGGCTACGTCGGCGTGCCAGTGATTGAAGCCGTCGAGGTAGCGGTCAATGAACTGAGGCGCCTGCGCCAGTTCGAGCGTATCTGCGAAGGGCTGCCGCAAGACGCCATCGATGGTGGCTGGACCGTGCAAGGCATTCGCGGCTATGCCAAGCGCTTGGAGGACCAACTGAAGACCGCCCTGGGTCAGCACAACGTGCCGTCAGGGTGGAAGCTGGTACCGCTTGAGCCGACCCCGGAAATGCTGGACGCGCGCCGCGACAGCGAGGACGGAATGGACGGCTATCTCGTTGAGGATACCGAGTACTACTTCCCGGGTCGGGATGCAGTTCGCGCCTTCCTGGCACGTGTGTATCGGGGCCTCATTGCCGCTGCGCCAGCGCCTGGAGGTGAGCGATGACCATGCGCAAGGCTCTGACCGCTATCGCACTCGTCGCGCTGTTTGGCCTGGCTACGGTTGCCGCCGGCGCCGCGCTCCAACCGTTCAAGACCCTGTTCATCTGGGAGGTATGCCAGTGATGAGAGGCTCCGATATTCCACCACCACCAGGGTATCGCCCTACCCCGCTCGCCACCCTTGGCCAGCAGTTGGTCCGCCTGGGCCAGGCCTGCGGCGTCGACCTGCGGATCTGCGACACGAACAAGGAGAGCCGGACATGATCGGAGCACTGATCCTCTGCATCGTCTGGTGTGTGGGCGGCCTCTACGTCGGGTACATGCTCAGTTCGCTGGCCGCCGCCGAGAAGTACACCGACGAAATCCAACGCCTCAACGAAGAACTCCGCAAAGAGCGCCTGCTACGCCGCCTGAACGCACGGGAGAACGATTACCCATGACTACCCCTAACCCAGCCTCCTACTGCATGGACACGCACGAGGAGTTCATTCTCGACGAACTGCTGCCCCTGATCGTCAACCATGCAGCGAAGAACCACCACCCAGCCGACGCCGTGGCCCTGGCCTCCTTCCTCGCCCTGGGCACCATCCTGCAATCCAACGGCATGGACCGCGATTCGCTGGTGTTCGCCATCGACGCCTCGCTGCTGCCCACTCACGACCTTCCGGAAACTGTCCAATGAACCTGACCAACCAGATCACCATGACCAGCCTGGAGCTGGTGGACTTCATCAACGCCCATCGCCAGCAGCAAGCCGAGCAGGCAGGGCAGCCATTCCCTTCAGAGGATTTCCCGGAATTGACCCATGCCAACCTTCTGGCAAAGGTCCCCAAGGTCCTCGGGGAAACATCTCATTCATTTGAATGCGATCTCCCCGACAGCTACGGACGGCCCCGTCGCGGCTACCGCTTCCCCAAACGCGAAGCCTGCCTGGTCGCCATGTCCTACAGCTACGAGCTCCAGGCCGCCGTCTACGACCGCATGACTGCCCTGGAAGAGCAGTTGAAGCTGGCACCACCGCCCCAGCCGCGCCAGCTCAGCACCATCAACCGCGAGTTCAAGGCGGCGCTGGGCATCGCCAAGACCGCCGGCCTCCAGGGTAACCAGGCCATCTTCGCCGCTGATCGCGTGATCCAGCGCGAGCTTGGGTGCAGCCCCATGCGCCTGGTTGGCGTCACCTCGCTGCCCACCGAGGACAACGAGCGCACCTACACTCCGTCCGAGCTCTGTGCCAAGCTCGACGGAGCCTACAAGCCCCGGGAGCTGAACAAGCTGCTCGAGGACATGGGCCTGCAGCAGCATGTCGATCTCGGCGGTAAGCACAAGGAATGGGAACTCACCGAAGCCGGCAAGCGCCACGGCATCATGAGCGACACCGGCAAGGTACACACCACCACCGGTCAGGCTGTCTACAGCGTGCGCTGGAAAGCATCGGTGCTGGACCTGGTCCCGTCGAAGATCGTGGCAACGGTGCCGCAGCAGCCGACGGCACCAGCTCAAGGGAGCATGCAGCTGTGACGATGATGATGTGTAGTTTCTGCGGCTGCTATGAGGACAGTGTTGACAACTTCATCAGAGGGCCTGGCGGCATCCTCATCTGCAACGTATGCGTCGACCTGTGCAACGAAATTCTCCACAAACGTCTCCCCGAAGCCTACAGCTCCGAACAAGACGCCTTGGTGGCGATCATCGAAATGGAGCGCGCCAGCGCCGAAGCGAAGTTCGGGGATGCGGACAAAGCCGAGACCTGGGCAACAGTCATCGCTGCCCGCAAAGGATTGAGGGCAGGAAGGGCGAAGGCGGCACGCAACGAAGAGGAGATAGGGAATGGGAAGCTCGACTAGCCCCGTATCCGAGTTCCTGTCCGAAGAGGAAGTCGCCGAGCTGACTGGGCGCAAGTACCCGAGCCAGCAGATCGAGTGGCTGAACAGGTCCGGGTGGAAGTACGCCGTGACCGCGGCGAACCGCCCGATAGTTGGGCGCGTATATGCCCGCCTGAAGCTGGCCGGCGTGAAGCCGACGATAGCTGCCGCCGAGGAGTGGAGTTTGGACCTGTCGAAGGTGAGCTAATGAGACCACGGAGCAACAAGAATCGGGGGCTGCCGCCACGCATGATCAAGCGCACCCGGACAATGAAGTCGGGAAAGGTCTGGGTAGGCTACTACTACGACGGGCGGGATGCCGAGGGGAGGCGCAAGGAGATCCCGCTGGGCACGGACTTGGATGAGGCTCGGGAGAAGTGGGCGAAGCTGGAGAGAAAGGCCGTGCCGCCAACCACTCGGACCGTTGGCGACCTGTTGCGGCGGTATGAGCGGGACGTGGTGCCAGGGAAGGGGAAAGGGACCCAGGAACAAAACAGAAAAGCCATCCGCCAACTGGCAAAAGCTTTCGAGTCCGCCCCGCTTGAAGCCTTGACCCCGCATGTGATCGCCCAATATCGGGACGCCAGGTCGGCGCCAGTGCGGGCAAACCGCGAGATAGCCCTGCTCTCTCATGCCTTCAACATGGCCAGGGAGTGGGGGCTAACGGACAGGGAGAACCCGTGTCGAGGGGTGAAGCGCAACAAGGAGACACCAAGGGATGTGTACATCACCGACGAGATATGGAATGCCGTGTATGAGGAGGCGGCAAGCGATCTGCGGCTCACCATGGACCTCGCCTATCTGACCGGCCAGCGCCCGGCGGATGTGCGCAAGATGCGCTGGGCGGATGTGGATGGAGAGTACTTGTTCGTCGGGCAGGGCAAGACTGCCATGAAGCTCCGCATCAGGTTGCGCCGAGCGGACGGCTCACAAACCGCCCTGGGAACATTGCTGGATCAGCTTGACCGATCAACCCCCACCCTAGCGGCCACCAAGGAGGGCAAGCCCATCTCAGAGAAAATGCTACGCCTTCGCTTCGAGCCAGCAAGAAAGGCTGCAGCGGAGAAAGCCGCCAAGGCGGGCGACACTGAACTGGCGAAAGCGATAATGGGCTTTCAGTTCCGCGACATCAGACCCAAGGCAGCATCCGACATTGAAAGTCTGGAGCAAGCATCCGACCTCCTTGGCCACACTACGCAGGGGATGACGCGTCGGGTCTATCGCCGCATCGGGAAGGCCGTAGATCCCACGAAGTAA